CCTCACTGGAGTACAGGCAGTACTCCCCCCAAGGTTTTCTTGATAATATTAGGAAAATCAATAAGAATCTCGAGGGATTCAATAATCTTTTGGATTTGGCTGCAGAATTCTCTGGTGCAATGAGAAAAGCCAAGACCATAATAAAAGATGACACAGGAAGCAAAACTTTCATGGACGGAATAATATCACGTCTAGAGGACCTATTCCTTTTTGTCATCCAACTAGTTCAAGCTAAAAGCATCGAAGAAGTTATTGTTGATGCTATAGCCTACGCCAAAACACTAGTCCGAGGTAGCCTAGTAGGTAAACTCACAGATTTCATCATGTCACTATTCACTTTAGGTGGCGATGGAACTACCCGAAACTTCACATCAAGTTTTCGAAGTCTCTTCCGTCAAGGGGGAGAAGAGGAAGATGAGGAGGAGGACAGTTTGGAGGAGGAAAAGAAGAAGAAGGATGACAAGGAGGAAGAAGTTAAACAAAAATATGGATTTGGTGAGTCCAAGAAGTTTGTTTCTTCCAACTGGAACCGCATCATGCATGGGGAACTTGGTAAGAGAATCAGTGCTTTACTGAACATGTTCGTAGCACTTGGTATCATGCCTGACAAAGCTGAGACCATCTTAGCTAAGGAAGTTTTCAATGTATTTGACATTCGTTCACGGAGAAAAAATAGCAATTTGTCGATTTTTGAGACACTTATTGCAACCGTGGACTACACAATTGATTGCCTATATCCAGCTATTCACACTGGTGATGTATCCTATCTATTTGATGATAAGGACAGAATGGATGCCGACACCAAATTTCGAGAAGTACATGATATCATGCAAATGAAATTGAGTGCTCGTGACAAAGCTTTGAAAGAGAAGTATGGAATCACAACTGAGCACGATATATTAAGTAGACTTGACGAATGTATTCTCCTACACGCTCCGTTTACAAAAAGTGCAGATATGCACCTACGTAAAGAGACGAATAGACGGATAATTGAATTGAACAAAATGTCAAACGATCTGCAAGCTGGCTGGCACGAATCTTCTATGCGTGCAGCACCTTTTGCAGTTTTGATCCGTGGTGGTTCTGGGGTTGGAAAAAGTTCAGTTCTGAAGATCATAGCGCATGCAGTTTGTCGCGCCAATGGTTTTCCAGAGGGCACTGAATTCATGGTATTCCTCAATGGTTCGGATCAGTACCAATCTGAGTACGATCCAAGACACATTGTAGCTTGTTTTGATGATATTTGTAATACAAAACCCGAAAAATGTTTGTTCAATCCTATTTTCATATTGATCCAATTCATCAACAACATACATTGTGCAGCTTTAAGCCCTGAAGCTGAAAAGAAAGGAAAGAATGATATCCGTGTGAAATTAGTCTTGGCTACAACCAATTCCTGGGACTTGCACGCATCATTTTTCTCCATCAACCCATCATCAATTCTTCGACGTTTTGATGTCCTTGTCACCGTCAAGAATGTGAAGCCA